TCTTGGAAAATCTTTAATCAAAAAATATTATAATGATAATGAGATTACTGTTTATTCTAGAGATGAAGCAAAACAATATTACCTACAAAAACAATATCCAAATATAAATTTTGTATGTGGTGATGTTCGTAATTATGATTTAATGTATCGTGCAAGTAAAGGTCATGATATTGGAATTTTTGCCGCATCATTTAAACAGATACAAGCCTGTCATGATAATTATGAGGAAGCAAACCAAGTTATAGTTGAAGGTGCTTTCAATAGTAGAAGGTGCTCTGAAGAGAATAATTTTGAATCTGCCTGTTTTATCTCAAGCGATAAGAGTCGTTCTGCAACTACAATCTATGGTGCGATGAAGTATGTTGCGGGCGAATCATTTATTTCCAACTCTCAAAGATCTTCTGTGAGATTAAGTACTGTAGTTTATGGAAATGTTTTGAATAGCACTGGAAGCATTCTACCTTTAATGTGGAAGAGTATTCAAGATGATTTCAGTCTTTCTCTTTATGGAGAAGAAATGACTCGCTTCTTTATTGATGTTGAGAATGCTGCAGATATGGTTGAGACTTCTTTATCTTACAGTGGTTATAATGTAATTCCAAATCTCAAAAGTATGAGAATTTTGGATTTATTTGAAATCTTTAAAGAGGAATTTGGACTCAAGTATGCCGTTTCTTTTCCAAGAAGTTGTGAAAAGATTCATGAGATTATGGCGTCTCAAGATGAAATACCCAGAATGAAACTGAGAAATGGTGTATATTTAATGCATCAAGAAGAAGTTTATGATGAACTTAAATTTAAAGATAATCAATACTCATCACAAGATTGTATAATTAGTAAAGAAGAACTCTATCAATTTTTAAAGTCAAAAAATTTCTATAAACCGTTATGAAAGTTTTTATTTTTGGTGCAAATGGAATGCTGGGAAGATATTTGGTTCAATATCTTTCTTCTGATTTTGAAGTGACTCCGATTACACGAAAAGAAATTGATCTACAGGAAAACTTTTCTTTGATTGTTGAAAAATATAACTTTAAATCTGACGATGTTATTATCAATGCTGCTGGAATAATTAAACAAAGAGAGTATTCTCCAGAAGAACTTATTCGCGTTAATAGTTTATTCCCTCACTTTTTATCCACATTAAGTTGTAGTGTGATTCATATTACGACAGATTGTGTATTTAGTGGTAATGATGGTTCTTATACTGAAGACTCTTTACATGATTGTCTAGATGATTATGGAAAGAGTAAATCACTTGGAGAAAATCCTAATTTAACTATTATTCGTACCTCTATTATTGGCGAGGAACTACAGAATAAAAAGTCTTTAATTGAATGGGTAAAAACTAATCATGATACAATCATCAACGGATATCTGAATCATTTTTGGAATGGTATAACCTGCCTTGAATTATCAAAACATATTGTAGATATTATTAAAAACGGGACATACTGGAAAGGTGTAAGACATTATTGTTCTCCAGATACAGTCAATAAATATCAACTCGTATCATATATCAATGAGATTTATGAACTGAATAATATTGTCAATCCAGTAATGTATGATTATTGTGATAGGAGTTTATCAACCAATTATACATCTCCGGTTTCATTACCAATCAAAGATCAGATTATTGAACTCAAAAAATTCAATCTTACTGATAGAAAAAGTAAAATGAAAAATTTTCCTTCTATTAACTTTATCAGCATTCCAGAATCTGAAGATAGAAGAAAAAGTCTTTATGAATCTGCAGAGGAATATGGAATTCAAACTGTAAGATCTTATATTTACGAAAGGTATAAAGAAGGAGATCATAAAATTCAATTTCCAGATCCAAAGGAATTCCCAGATTATACCTGTACATTTCCCGAGAATTATATGGGAGCTTTTACATCACATTTAAAGGCTATCAAAGAATGGTATGAGACTACTGATGAACCTTATGCTCTTTTTTGTGAGGATGATATCAGTTTTGAAACTGTTGATTATTGGAATTTTACTTGGGAAGAATTTTTTAATAATCTTCCAAAAGACTGGAGTTGTATTCAATTATCATTAACACGTTACGAACCAACAATGTTTCGATTTTTTCAACCAGAAGTTTATCTCAGACATAGATGTTGGTGCGATTGGTCTGCCTGCGGGTATTTAATCAATAGAGAAAGAGCAAAAAGATTACTTGATACTTACTATGATGGAGAAACTTTTATATGGGACTATAGAGGATCTGATAAACAAATTAGAATAGAACAGTCTCATCAAGAATATTGTCCATATGAACCTGGAATTGAGACTATAATTTATAGTATTTTGGATAATAAACCAGTATATACTTTCCCACTTTTTGTTGAAAATTGTAAATTTGATACTACAGTATGGAATTCTAAGGTAAATTTTTATATTTATTCATATGAATCTATTATTAATTGGTGGAAAACAAAAGGGAAACTTCTAACTATTAAAGATCTTATAACTTTAAAATGATATCCTCCACAACGCCTCATAAACTCGCAGAAATCATCAGAGACACCTGGCCTAATCTTTACAGACCGATTAAAATGGAGTACAATAAGACAACATACCCAAAACATAATAATGAACAAGTATAATACCGAAGATTACTTTTCCGTCATTGAGACTAAGACTGGTAGGAAAATTTTAGACTGTGGTGAAGAACAAGATGCATTGGCAATGGTTGCATTTGACCCTGCTAATCGGTCAATCTTAAGAAATAAGTTCCTGATGGGTCAGGTGATTGATATAGAAATGCCCAAAGCACTTCCAACCAATGAGATTTCTATTAATACCAAACCTTATCAAGAGCATCAAGATGAGTGGATGGTTGAGAAAATCAATCAATTACCTCAAATCAAACTACCAGACAGACAGCAAGAACCATTCAGGTTTTAATCTAAATATTCATAAGTCGCAAGCACTTATGATCCCTCTACAATCGCCTCGGGACTACTTGTTTAATTTACAAGCAACAAGTTCATCAGATGCAAAGAGAATGTGGAGACAATCAATCAAAGATAAATGGAAACATAAATGTGCTTATTGTGAAAGCACAGAATATCTAACAATAGACCATATAGTTCCGCAATCAAAAGGTGGAAGTGACTTTATTACAAACGTATTATGTTGTTGTAGAAGGTGTAATAACTCTAAGTCTCATATTAATTGGGAAGAATGGTATTCATCACAAGATTTCTTTACAGAAGAAAGATATGATGTTATAATGAAATGGATGAAACCACAAACGAATTCTAATCTATATAAGTATAAACCAAGAATGAATACGACAACTTAATGGAATCTGAAAGTTTTATGCCCTTATTATATGTAAGGGCATTTATTATCTCAAATCTAGCAATTATTATCCCTATTCTTTTTATCTTATGACTTTTGTAGTTTATTCGAAAAGGCTTTGTCCTTATTGTAGCAAAATAGAACAAATACTAGACCACGTATCGACCGAAAAGGGACACTCTACAATCATTTATGAATTAGGTACTGATTTTAACAAAGAACAATTTTATGCAGAATTTGGAGAAGGTTCTACATTTCCTCAAGTAGTTTGTAATGAAAAACATCTTGGCGGATGTTCAGATACAATTAAGCATCTACAAGAACATAATATGCTATAATGTCTTCTATAAATAAGTTTGATGACCATGATGTTAATCGTGGTGCAGAATTAATGCTTCGCAGGAGGAAGAAAAATTCAATTCCAGAACAACTTCAGGAAAGAAAGTTTAATTTTGGTAGAGTTTTTTCCTTTCTTCAAAGGGAAATAAAATTTAACATTGAACTTTCTATTATTAGTAAAATGTAAATTTTTCGGAGAAAGCAAATGACCGCACCAGAGCTCACCTTATTTTGTTTAGTTAGTTTTTTATTTTTATGTGTTGGTGGAGTTATCGGTTGGTTAGCAAAAAATCATTCTTATGAGGTAGGACCAAGAAATAGTGGATGGTTGCATCCTGAATTTTTTGATTCCGATGGAAATGTAATTCCTGATGAAGTAATTTCAGTCAAATTTCAAGAGGGATATTTTGATAATGATGAAGATGACGATGAAGAAGATGATGATGATAGATAGTTAGTATAAAATTATTTACTGGATTTATAAAAAAAATGACTACTACATCCGTAACAAAAAAAGTTACAAGACCAAAAACAAAAGAAGCATCAATTGAACTTCCTGCAAATCCATTTGCATTTGAAGTACTAAATCTTATTTCTAAATTATCATCAGATGATAAAAAAGTAGAAGTTTTACAAAAATATAAAGATGCATCTCTCAAATCAATTTTAATTTGGAATTTTGATGATAGCATCGTATCCAATCTTCCTGAGGGTATCGTTCCCTATTCAAATGTCGGTCAGCAAAATTCTTTTAGTGGTACGTTGACTGGAAAAATAGATGATGCTGTTTTTAAAATGAGTGAACTTGGTTCGAACTCTCTTGGTTCTCAGGATCAAGGATTTTCTACAATACGTAAAGAGCATATTAGATTTTATAATTTTGTAAAAGGTGGAAATGATAAATTGAGTTCTATGCGTAGAGAAACAATGTTTATTAATATTTTGGAAGGTCTTCATCCATTAGAAGCAGAGATTCTCTGTCTTACTAAAGATAAAAAACTTCAAACCAAATATAAAATTACAAAAGAAAATGTATCCAATGCCTATCCTGAAATTTTATGGGGTGGACGTAGCTAAAAAAATTATCGAGGTTAATGTGAAAATTATTCATCAAGATTGTGAAAAATCTCTTTCTCAAAATAAAAGTCTTCCTATTGATTCCTATTTGATTACTTATAGATCGGAAGATTTGTTAAAATATGATATTGTCCAGTCTCCTTCGAAGATTGAATTATTTAATTATTATTATGATTTATATAAAAATGTAATTTCAATTGACTGGACTGATGGAAAAATAAGTTCCAAAATGTACGGATATACCAAACCAGAAAAGAAAAAACGATAATGTACGATACTGTCTTCATCTCAGATGTCCATCTCGGAACCGACCGATGTAATACTGATAAGTTTCTCAAGTTTCTAAATCAACTTGATACAAAAAAACTTGTAATGGTTGGAGATATTATAGACATATATTGTATGGAAAAACATAATACTCTGTGGAAAACTCAACATACAAAAGCAGTTGAAAAAATTATAGAATTATCCAGAAAAGGAACAGAAGTTGTTTATATTCTTGGTAATCACGATGCAGTCGCAAGAAAATATGTAAATACTAGTTCTTCTTATTTACATCAAAATCTTATCATCTGTGATTCTTATATTCATCACAGCACAGAAAACAAAAAGTTTTTATGTATTCACGGGGATTTTTATTCTGAGTTCTCATCTGGTTCCTGGAAGCAATATTTTATGAACTGGGGATATGAAACAATCACACCTCTAAATATTTTTCTAAACAAGACTTTTGGGTTTTCTTTGATTAATTTTCTCAAATCAATTCCAAGAGGTAAAAAGTTTATTGATAAGTATGAAATGGATTTGATACATCACGTAAGAAAAATTGGAGAATATGATGGTGTGATTGCCGGACATATTC